CCCTGCGCTTCTTCGCCATCACGGCGCGGAACTCCTCGTGCGCGGCGACATCTCCGGCCTTCGTGGTCGCCGCCGTCATCTGCTTCCAAAGCGCCTCCCACGATGCCTGATCCGTCACCAGCTCGACGGCTGCGAGCAGGTTTTCCTTCTCCGATTCAGGCAGCCCGGTGTTGGCTGAATTGCCATCGCGGTCCTCGTCGCCAACAGCCACATTGAAGATGCCTTTCAGCAGGTAGCGCATGCCGTACTGCATCCCCGCGCCCTGGGCGTGCGTCTTCGTCATCACGTCGCCGCCCTTCGCGCCCTTACCATCGTTCGGCATATCGATCTTGTAAATGCGCGTGTAGCCCCCGCGCGCCACGTGGGCGATTACCCGCACATGCTCGGCGTCGGGCGCGTCGCCCGTTCCGTAGCTGATGCTGATGCCGTGCTTCGTGTAGATCGGGCGCAGCTTGCTGTCGAGTTTCGCGTAGGTGGCGTACTTGCTGCGCGTTTGCGGGTTCGTGGCGTCGGCGGATATGACTCCCATCTCGCGCTGGCAGGCCGTCATGGCCTCATTGAACTCGGCCTCGGCTTGGCGCGCAATCATGCGCTCGTGCATCGCCATCAGACGCTCCATTTTCTCGATGTCGACGGACGGATCGCGAGACGCTCGCTCGATCATTTGCAGGAAGCCTGCGGCCACCGGTTGCGGCTGCGCGGCCGGAAACTGCTCCGCTCGGTCCGGCATTACGGTCATTGCCTGGTCGCTCATTAGTCGCCCGCCTTCTCGACCTCGATGCCGCGCTTGGTCGCGTCGATCAGCTGCTCCGGGATCGCCACCGCGCAGCCGAGCGTGCGGCGCGCGTAGTGCGCGAGCGCCTGCGCCTTCGTCGCGGCGGTGACGAGAGCCAGCACTTCGCCGGTCTCGACTTCGGTGATGCTGTAGATGCGCTGCGTTGCCATTGTCTCTCCTCTGTGCGTTACGAAGCCTCTCCCCTGCGAGCCAGTCCACGGGCACAGGGGGCAGACATCGCTGCGTGCGCCTTTCCGTTTCTCTCCTATTCAGGCCGGACCGCGCGCCGGCTCTCGCGTGCTACTCGTCCGGGTCGTGCGCCACCAGCGCGACGGCGATGGCGTTGATGGCGATGTAGGCCAGCAGCGCGAGGGCGAGGGTCATGCGGGCTCCTCGGCGGCGTCCTGGTAGAACAGGTCGCCAGTCCCTTGAAGCGCCGCCTTTAGATTCCGCGCGGCCTGTTGGTAGTAGCTTGCCTTCAGCTCGATTCCAACGAAGCGCCGCCGCATTTGCAGCGCGACATAGCCCTCGCTGCCGATGCCGGCGAATGGCGACAGCACGATATCTCCGGGGTTCGTCCACAAGTCGATTCCGCGCCGGATGACTTCCAGTTGCAGCGGGCAGATGTGACGCTCGTCGTCGTGCTCGCGGGCGCTCCGATATTGCAGCGTGTCCTGCGGGTCGATATCCATCCATACCGGGGACGCCACGCGCTGCCACTTCTCGACCGGGTAGTCTGCGGGGTCGTGAGTGACGCGATCGTCGGGCTCCCCGGGCGCGCGCATCGTCACGAGGTAATCAGGGATTCCCTGGCGGCTCATGCTCGCGTTGTTCCGCACGGTCTTGTGCAGCAGCCCAAGCGCCTTCGTGCGCTGCATCGAGGTCACGGGGTCCTTCCAGATGCAGACTTCGCTCGCGTAGATGAAGCCCTCTTTTTGAAACGCGCGGATCAGATCGCCTCGAAAGTCCTTGAGTCCGATGTATCCGTCACGCTCCTTGCTCGTCGGGAGCAGCATGCAATGGAACGAGACATTGCGAGCAGGCTTCATCACCCGGCGAAGCTCGCGCACGATATAGCCGAAGTGCTCGAAGAAGTCCGCATCGCTCCGGCAGTTCCCGAGGTCGCGCGGGCTGTTGGAGTAGGTGTAGAGGGACGCGAACGGCGGAGAAAAAATCGAGTAGCCAACGGACGCTTCCGGCAGGCCCTTGAGGACCTCGACGGAATCGCCGTGATAGAGGGCGAAGTTTTCTCCGACGGCTTGATCGAGACAGTTCACGCAGCCTCCATGAATGACGGGACGATGATCTTTGCCGATGGAATGTAGGGGTTGCTGTCGCGAGACGATCCGAGGACATTGGACCGCACGGCGGCGAGCGTTTCTTCCGACAGCGCATCGGCCATCGCCATCGCGTCGTGCTCCTTGCGCTTGAGGTTGGCGACGACCGCACCCTCACGCTCGGACGCGAAGATATGAACCTCAACCTGGCGCCTCTGGCCGAACCGCCAGCACCGCCGCACGGCCTGGTAGTACGCCTCGAAGGAATCCGTGACGCCCACGAACGCCATGCGGGCGCAATGCTGCCAATTGAGCCCGAAGCCGGCGATTGACGGCTTCGTGATGAGCACGCGAATCCTTCCTGCCGCGAAGTCGGCAAGCCGCGACTCCTTCGTTTCTAGCGCATCGGCGCCGCGAATCTCCACCGCGTCCGGGATGGCGGCTTGAAGCGCATCGCCCTCGGCGTTAAGGTCGCACCAAACCACCCAGGGCTGCCGGTCGGCATTGACCAGAGAGGCGCACGCGGCCACGCGCTCGGCGATGGACTCTCTCCGCGCGTCCCTGCGCTCCATGAGCGTTTGCGCTTCCATCGCGAACAGCATCCCGCCGCCAATCTCCGGCCCCCTGACCGCATGCTGCGTGACGGAGAGCGGCGGCAGCGCGTAGGCGGAGTCGTCGTGGCCCAGGTCAGACGGACGGCGCACCATCGCGCCCCACGACGCCACCCATTGCCAGAACGCGCGGCGGGCATGTCCCTTGAGTCGCCATACCTGCGTCTCCGCCCCGTCATGCACGAAGAATTCAGCGAGCATTTCCGTCCGCGACCGAATGCCGAGGAATTCCGCATGCGTGCCGAGTTCGGTCCAGTCGTTCGGGGCCGGGGTCGCTGTCGCACAGAGGCGATATGGCGTGGCCGAGAACGCGTCGATGAGCGCCTTTAGCGTCTTGGTTTCGTGATGCTTGATGCACGACGACTCATCCAGCACGACAGCGCCAAAGCGCGACGGGTCGAGTCGGTGAAGGCGCTCGTAGTTGGCGATGTTGATGCCGGGCCGCGCGTCAGCGCCGTCCAGGCAATGCGTAATCTTGACGCCCATGCTCTCGCCTTCCGCCACAGTCTGCGGCGCAACCGCCAGCGGCGCGAGAATCAGGCAGTCGCGCCCCGTTTCACGATGCACCGTGTTTGCCCACGCGATCTGCATCCGAGTCTTTCCGAGCCCGGTGTCGGCGAAGATCGCGCACCGCCCGCGCCGGAGAGCCCATGCGACCAGATCGTCCTGGTGCGGGAACAGGCCAGTTAGCCCATGCGCGGCGTCGATCCCGGACGGCGGAACGCTAGCCAGTTTGGCGCCGATGTAGTCCGCGTAGCTCACCGGAACCTCCTCTCCACCAGCAGCGCGCCGATGCTCACGCCCGTACAGCAGGCCGAAAGCGAGGCGACGAGCGCAGCCGTCCTCGGCCAGTCCGTGAGCGCCGCGATGCCAGCTGCCGCCAGCAGCAGCGCGCCGGCAATGCTCGCGGGCTCGCGGATCGCCTCGCACGCGCAAGCGATTGCGCCGGGGGAAACGAAGCGCAGGCTCATGCGAAGTGCTTCCTGTAGAGGCGCTCCATGATCGCGATCTGCCTGTCGGAGAGCCCCTTACCCTTGCGCTCGACGAGCGTCTCAACGAAGCCCCGCTCCCACTCGGACAGATCCTTCGTGCCGAGCATCCCCTCAAGCTGCGCGACCATCTGCTCTACGGATTTCATCGCGCCCTCCGCTTCACCAGCCGCACCGGGGCCGCGTTCACCGCCAGCGCCTGCGCGATGGTGTGCCGCACGTCCGTTGCCGCCGCGCTCGTCACCGTCTCGCGGTCGAGCAGGTGCGCCTTGGCCCGCCGCATCGCGCGGTAGATCGCGTCCTGGCGTTCGGCTAGGCGGGCGCAGCGCGGATCTCGCGCGGTGCACGGCAGCGGGTCCGGCGGCCCGTGGTAGTCGGAGGCCCACGAGGAGAGGCCGAGCAGCCGCGCCTCCTCGCGCATCCAGCGGGCGAGGGCGGCGATCATCGCGTCACCTTCTCGGCCAAATTGATCGGCTCGCGGCCGAGCTTCTTGATTCGCTCGATGAAGGCATCCGCGCCGGGGTCGGTGAGGGGGCGGAGGTTTTCGCGTATGGTGAAACATCTCGCGCGGGGATTGGGATGCTGATGCCGTTGCGGGCGTGAAACCTCATACTGGTCCGGGGCTGTGGGCTCGCACCCCGGCAACCCCAAGATGGTCACTTCATCGCCTTCACAGCCGCGCCAGTCTTCATTCGGCGCGTCCTTCATGTTCACCAACCTGCACCGCTGGCCGATTCTCAGATCGCTCATCGGAACACCTCCCTGTGATTCCATCCGTCGCAATGCGCCATCTCGTGCTCCCAAAGTGAGCGCGTATCCAACCGCTCCTGAACGCGTTGCGCTTCATACTCGTCCATTGAGGCAAAGATGATGCACAGCCGGCCCTCTTCAACCCATACCGGGCCGCCCCAGATGCGCTTGTCACCGGGGCGAATGACGCCAGCGTTCAGCCGGACTGGGGCGCACGCCCATCCGTTCCATGCGTCGGCCACGGTGCGCCCGCAGAGTTCGGGATCGTCGACTACCTGCCAGCGGTAGTATTCGGATGGCGGCATGTCCGCATACCACTCGTAGGCGTTCGGTCGCATCGTGACCGCGCACCCGGCGAGGAGGAGGGCGAGGAGGTAGCGCATCACGCCTCCTTGTTGCGCTCGATCACCTCGCACGGCAGCGTGTCGCTCACGCCATCGTCGGTGATCTTGTAGAGGGCGAGGCGATCTGGGCTGCTGTTGAAGTTTGCGTCCCGTATGGAGGCATGGGCGTGCCACGATCCGGAATACACATTGACGTAGTAGACCCTCGGCGCGGGCGGGAGGATGAGGTCGAGGCAGCTTTCTCGGCCATCCCTGTAGAAAATCCCGTCGTTACTCCAGTCCTCTGCGCCGGAGTCTTCGCCAACATACCCAACAATCGGCTGCGGCTCGCGTCCCTTCGTCGTGATGATCTCCACCTTCCGCCCGACGCGCGTCGTCACGCGGGCGAGGTCTTCGGGGCTCAACTTCGTGAAGTCGGTCATTCGTATGCCCTCCTCATCGTCAACTCGCGCTGATACTCGCGCCGCCTCTGCGCCAGGAGCCGCTCGGCCTCGTCGGCATCCCGCATCGCGTGGACGCGGAAGATGTAATCGCGCGTCGCCTTCACCAGCCGCTCGCCGATGCGCTCGTAGGCTTGTGCGAGGTTGGCGTCGCGGTTGCCCTGCGCGTTGAGCGCGTCTACCACGTCGAACAGGAGGCTGCCCTTGATGGCCGCGTCCCCGCCCGTCGCGTAAACGTTCTCGATGATCGGCTCCGTGCGCTGGTGCTTCTCCCACGATCGGAGCAGCTTGGCCGCCACTTCTCCCGCGCTCGGATGCTCGATCATCCGATCGTAGGGAAGGTCGTACTCCTCCATCGCATCCGCGATGATCTCGACGGCGGAGGTAGGCTGCGAAAGGTCGTTCATGATCTTCTCCTTTACCCGCGCTCTCGCGGGGCCATTCCCAACGTGAAAACGACTCCCTCGCCGCGCCCGTCGTCGCGCAGCTCCAAGCAGTCGACCAGCGTCCTAGCCGCGTCCTCCAGCGCCTTGTCGGCGCGGCAGTAGGCGTCGATGAGGCGGCGCATCTCCTGGTTCGCCACCGCCGCGCTCGCCCACGGTTCGCCGTCCGTCATCGGCACCACGGCCGGAACGCCACGCGCGAGCCTCGCGCGCAGGAGGTCACGCGCGGTTGCGGCACGGGCGCGGGCGTTGCGGTACATGGCCCACAGCGCGTCGGGCTGCGGGGTGAAATCCGCGAGGTCGGGAACGAAGTTCACGGCTACAGGCTCGCCCAAAAGGCCGGGGCCGCGCCGCCGCCGATCATCGCCGGCTCGGGAGGCGACGAGCGCACGCCCTGCCGGAGGTCGGCGATGAACGCGCCGGCGTCGATGCCTTCGCGGTTGGCGCGCAGGAACTCGGCGAGCGAGCCTTCGTAGGCGACTGCGCCGGCTTCGTCGATCAGGGTGATGGCGGGGATCTTCATGGGGCTGGCTCCGTGGGGTGATGGGATGCACAATGATCCAGTCCGGGCGGCGTGTCAACCCCCCCATTGCAATTTTTTTTCTGTGGGTGTAGAAAGGCGCATGGCCAAATTTCGCACCCTCAATGAGCGCCTGGAAGCCGAAGCGCGGCCCCGGGCGGAACGCGCCGCGCGGCTGCGAGCTGCCGGCGAAACCTACACCGCCATCGGGCTGCTGCTCGGCGTCTCGCGCCAGCGCGCTCAGGCGATCATCGCGCGCCACAACCGGCGCAAGGCAGCCG